GGCATGAGCTATGAAGAGATTTATGCAGACTTGGAAAAAGATGCTATCAAAATTGATATCAGCGAGCTAGGTGAATTGCTAGATGATCACTTAGATGGAGAAGGTGAGGGAGAAGGCTCCGGTGAAGGAGACGAAGACAAAGATGGTAAAGGTCGTCCTAAACTCACCGCAGAAGAAAAGAAACAGATCCGTGATGAGATCAAAGAAGCAATGGTAGCGGCCGCTCAATCAGCAGGTGCTGGTAAAGTGCCTGCAGGTATTGCTCGTTACATCCAAGTGTTTACAGAACCTAAAATGGATTGGCGTCAGATGTTGCGTATGAATATCCAAAGTATTCTAAAAAGCAACTTTAGTTTTAGCCGTCCAAATCGTAAATCACAACATAGTGGTGCTATCCTACCAGGTATGTTAAACGAAGAAACCATTGATGTTAGTGTAGCTATTGACATGTCCGGAAGTATCAGCAACAAACAAGCCAATGACTTTTTAAGTGAAGTTAAAGGCATTATGGATGAATACAAAGATTTCAAATTAGATCTTTGGTGTTTTGATACTGAAGTATACAACTATGCTAAATTTACCGGCGATACATCAGATGAGATTATGGATTATGAATGTAAAGGTGGCGGCGGTACTGACTTTGAAGCTAATTGGAATTTCATGAAAAATGAGGGTATTGAACCAAAACGCTTTATCATGTTTACAGATGGATATCCTTGCGGAAGCTGGGGTGATGAGAATTACTGCGAAACCTTGTTTATTGTACATGGCAATGAAACAATAATTGCACCATTTGGCCAAACTGCACATTATAAATAAAGTAGCATATAATATGTCATTAAGTAGAGGTCAGGTTAATCCGTTGGGGTTTTTGGGGTATAGGAAATTATCCTTTATCCCAGAACACTTTGCTAAAATTTCTATACCAGAAGCAGATATCAAATTATTAGACCACTGGATTACCTACCACTTAAATAGTAGGTATGCAATAAAGAAGACTCTGTCATTAGACACTGATAAAAAAGTAGTGTCAGTGATAGAAATAGGCTTAGAGGATCCCAGGGAGATCACTATGCTAACATTAGGTTGTCCCCACATACATAAAAATTAAAGGAATTTGTAAAATGGAAAATCAAGACACAACAGCTCAACCAGCAACACCAGCTGAACAACCACAATTGACTATCGTAGACCTACAAAATCTACGTGCTATTGTAGACACAGCATCACGTCGCGGAGCATTTGGTGGAGCTGAATTAAGTTCAGTTGGTGCCACATTCGATCGTTTGAATACTTTTTTAAATTCAGTAGCACCGGCTCCTGAAGCACAAACAGAAACACCACCAGCATCAGCTTAATAGGAGAATACACATGAAACATGTGGGAAAAATGGCAAACAATAATGCCAAAGTTGCTGTAGTATATAGAACATTGCCCGGAGATTCTGGAAATGCTCTAGTAGTAGGAACTAGTGGCTTGCCTGATGCTTGGCATAATTCTTTAATGAATTTGATTCAAGATGTTAGTGCACAACAAGCCAACGAACTTGCAGATATTCTTGCAGTTCGAAAATTTCCAGACGGCGGTTCAATGTTAGAATCATTGCATCGTAATGGTCATCTAAAGAGAGTTCCCACAAATGGTGTTATTATGACTCCGTCATCTAATGCTACAATTTTGTTAAGTGAATTGAATCAACTAATTGCTGAACAAAAAGGTGTTACTATTGACGAACTTGCTGTTACAGATGGTATCCATCCTAACCGTAAGACTCCAAAAGATGATCCTACAAAGACAACTAGTCAAAGTGTATCTGGAGATGATCTAGATGAAGTAGCAGTTGTTACTCCAAAGCCTGCTCCAGTAGCAGTAGTTGAAGAATCAACTGAAGATATGACACCTGCTCAATTACGATCAAAAGCTGATGCTCTTTTTAAACAGGCTCAAGTATTGCGTAAACAAGCAGATGCAATTGATCCTCCTAAGAGTAAAAAGAAACTAGTTACTGTAGACGCTGAATGAACACAACTTCTGAACAAGAATATCTCAACGCATTAAAAGACATTTTAGAAAACGGTGAAGACCGGCCTGATCGCACAGGAACAGGAACTCGCAGTATCTTTGGTCTTCAAATGCGTTTTGATTTGACTGAAGGCTTTCCTGCTGTCACTACTAAAAAACTAGCATGGCGAGCCTGCGTAAGTGAATTACTTTGGTTTATCGAAGGTAGTGGTGATGAATTAAGATTGCGTGAAATATTACACGGTGATCGCAATTCGTCCAAGAAAACAATATGGACAGACAATGCTCTTGCACCATATTGGACGGCTAAAAAACTTAAACGAAGTATAGGCGATTTAGGTCGCATATATGGAGTACAATGGCGTAGATGGCGCAAGCCACTTATTCGTATTAATAAAGTTGTTCTACAGAATCACGATCAATTAATAGATTTAATTGCCGGTATAAAAGAAGACCCGTACAGTCGTAGACACATTCTTACAGCGTGGAACCCCGGCGAATTAGAATTAATGGCACTTCCGCCTTGTCACATATTAAGCCAGTTCTGGGTTAACAATGGCAAGTTAAGTTGTCATATGTATCAAAGATCAGCTGACATGTTCTTGGGAATTCCCTTTAATATTGCTTCATATGCATTGTTCACACATATGATTGCACAGGTATGTAATTTAGAAGTCGGTGATTTGATTATCAGTGTAGGCGATGCTCACATTTATAAAAATCACTTTGATCAAGTTCAAGAGCAATTAAGTCGTAAACCATTTCCAGCACCTACATTGGTGTTAAATCCAGATGTATCTGTAATAATGAATTTTGAAATGGAAGATATTAAATTAGAGAATTATCAAAGTCACGAAGCTATAACAGCACCAATGGCTGTTTAGACTACTAGCACTTCAATAACGGCAGAGCCTTCGAAGTTATCTTCGAGGGCTTTTCCAATTATAGCGCCTGACAAAAATCCATTTGCTTTCTCAGCATGTCCTAGACGAGTACTAGTAACTAAAAGATCACCTTTTAATATACTGCCTACAACCTTGCAAGGAACACGGCCTTTTAAGGCAATATAGGGGTGAGTTTCGTCGGTTCCTGCCTCTGAATTCATCATATAGGCTGGGTTTTTACTTACTATACCCGCTACCCTTGTATCGGCATATTTTGTTGTAGTAGTGACTTCTTTAGAGCCACCAATGACTAAAACGGTTCCGGGTTCGTAAATAGCATCAGCTTCATATCTTTCTGCTAGATCAGCATACAATGCGGCAGATGCAGTTACTTGAAGAATATTAGTGTTTGGATTATAATTGAAAGAACCATTCGTATAAAAACTTGGGTTGCCAGTAGTACCATCAGCAAAAGGAATATAATATGTACTATTGGAAGATGTTGTAGTAACTGTAACACCTTTGGTTGTAATTGCTTCAGCGGCTGTTCCCCATAACAGGTATCCAGTAGATGTTGATGCGGCACTGCTTCCTGTTATAGGATCTGCACCAGGCAATGTTATACCTTTTTTAATTATTGGAAATGTTGTGCTAGATACCAATGTATCATTAAATGCAGAGTATTCAGTTTGATCCGAGAATATAATAAATGTATTGTTATTATACAGAGCTTTGATAGAAGATTGTGACCCTGCAAGGCTTGAAATTTTATTAAAATCCCAAGATGATCCTGCGGCACCAAATACTTCACTTGACTGCCAAGAGCCTTCTACATATATTTTTAATAAATTGTTTCCGGTATCCCACCATAGACTACCTGTAATAGGATCTGACGGTTTAACATTTGATACAGTGGCATTCGAAGCGTTGGTAAAATTACTACCGTCATAACAAATTTGTAGTTGTTGAAGCGCACTGTTAAACCATAATTGCCCTTGTATAGGATTTGTAGGTGCGGTAGTATTTGAAAAATTTTCTAATAGATGTAGGAAATTTTCTTCAACAGCTTGTCCATATCCAGAATAATTACGCCCTATAAATGTTAAACTTGTAGTATTATCTACCGTAGCATCTTGAACTGTGGCTAATATAGTTCCGTTTGATTTAGTTAGTATGTATGGCATAAAATATTAGAATCCTGATGTTTGTGTAAAAGCTATTTTGGACCAAAGATTAGTCCCTGTACAAACATAAAAACCATTTAAATCATAGGCCACTTGTCCCGGTGTTCCTGGAGAAGTAGGAGTAATTGGTTGTTTGTTTACTAGCAATCCGCTGGTAGCTTGAATATTGCCAATAATGGTTAATCCAGCGACAAGTTTTACTGATGTTGTATTTGCAGAGGCAAATGTTGATGTTGACTGTTGTGTTGATACTGTGAAACTTGATGTTGTTAAGGCACCGATTGTCTGACCATAATTTTGCAACAATGTAACTTTATATGGGATCGGAGATGGTGTATTATCTGTAATCGGTGTCGACGGGTACTGCCATCCTCCTACACTATTTCTAGGAAAACTGTTTATAGAATTATATTGACCCAAACTATCAATAAAATTCATTACTTTGTTAGCGCTGTCATACCATAATTCTCCTTGATCTTGACCAACTGGTTGAGTCGGTGAGATTAATGATGCACGGACTGATTGCCAACTATTATTATAAACTTTTAATTTATTATACCTACTATCATACCATAATTGCCCTTGTAAAGGATTTGAGGGCGCTGTTACATTTGAAAAATTAGACAGCATACTAACTAAATTTTGATTGTAGTATTGACCGTACCCAACAACATCTTTACCAATGAGACTTAAACTAGTTGTATTTGAATTAACAATTCCTGAAGGAATTGATGTTAAGAAAGTTCCACTACTTGTATAAACTACATAGGCCATAAATTACATCCCGTTAGTAAGAGATTGTACACGAACTGTATAATCAATTTGTATCATTCGATTTAAAGATTTTTGTACAGGGTGGAAAATAACATGAGTCAATAATAACCCTGTTCCTGGACCATCCGGACTATAAGATCGTAAACCTAGCTCGTCAAAAACAAATGTACCATTTGAATTTGTTTCATTATCAAATGCTTGTTGACCATTTGGTTCTCCAAAATCAAGTAAACAACTAACTAATATATCACTATAGTATGCACCTGCTACATGACGAACTTCCATAAAATTTCTAGAAGGATCTAAATCAGTAGGTTGTTGGGAATCAACAACCTTTAAATAAGTTTGATTATATAGACTGGCACTAGATCCTATTACATTAGGAGTTAAGTAAGTTATGATACCAGTATCATCTACTCTAGTTCCACCGTTACCAAAATCCATTTCAGCAATTGTACCAAAACCTTGATTACTGATACTATTTGCCAATGCCAAACTAAAATTTTCATAATGTATTGCATTGGGTTTATCAATGAAAACTTCGTTTGTTTTAGGATCAAATATTTTAATATGTCCTTTTACAGACACAAGTCCTTGATCTTTTGGTTGATTGCTAGATTGAGATCTCATTTTTTTAATTTCCATAATAATATTTATGTTATACTACCTGCGATAAAAGTAATTATCAGGGAGTACAGCAGGCGCTTCTTGTAAGAATCGAGCTACTGTTGTTGTACTTTCTAATAAACTTAACGTCTTTTTAGAATTTATAGGATCGATTGTATTCCATGATGCAGATACCGGGTAATCTTTCTGTACAATAGAAACTTGTAAATTTGGATGAATTCTCAATGTAGCAGTATTCAATACTAATACCTGTGTTGAGTTAGTTAATGTAACTGAATATTCTTGTGGCAAATATTTTAATCCAGAATATACCCATCCTGTTGTCGACGGAGCCTGCGTTCTATATCCTGTATATGTCCATATTTGATTATTAGAATTTATAATATATGAATCACCTATGTTGGCACTAATAGGTAATAATTCGACCGTTGATGTAGTGCCTAGTGTATTAGGTATGCTAACAGTATTATAAGTTGCTGTTGTTTCTTGACGATAGCTGTCTGTTTTTCTTAATAATCTTCCGCCATAATAAACATCAATTTGATCAATCAACGAAGTAGTTGTAGATAGTGTTATTCCATCACATCGCACAAAAGTTGATGTATTAGGATAAGTTCTCAAAGTATCAGATTTAACTATATTATGTATATTAGTTAACGTATTAGTAAATGTATTTTGTATTCGAATTTGTTCAGTGAATGGAATTATTTGATCCACTCCTTGATCAATTACACCAGTACCTTGATCTACAAATAATTTAGGACTTGTACCCAGTGTACCTCGACGTAATTGACTTAATACATTTCCATAAATTTGAAAAAATTCAATACGTTCTGTGTTGATAAGAACAACACCGGGGATATTTTCATCAATTTGAGGAGGAGTTAATACAGAACTATCTGTGACATAAATTTCATTATCACCAAGTAATAGAGGTTGCGCCAATGTTGTTGAATACTTATTACCTAATCTTGTAAAAGATGTATTTCCTAATATGTCGTTGAATATACGATACCCTAGAACTTCACTACTAAAATTCTGACTAGCAAAACTTATAATTTCAACAATATCATTGTTGGTCAATTTCCATTTATCACTTAATTGTATTGTTACATCATCATCTAATATAATAAAGTCAATACCATTGACTAAAGGATAACTTATTATATTAGTGCCATCATATTTGAATACTGTTATAAAAACATAATTATCATTTAAAATAGGTCGATTTATTGTAAATCTTCGATTAGCGTGTCCAGTAAATTTCTGAGTCTCAATTAACATTCCGTTTGAATCTGCGTAGGTAATAACATCAAGATATGCATCAGGTTCAAATGAGCTACCTGCTTCAGGAGATAGATATAATTTATCACCAACTATTCTATATTGATAGGTATAAGGATCACTACTTAAAGGATCGCTATTTCCTATAACATTAGGAACAAAAGCTTCGATTGCAATAGCATCACCAGTTGTTAATGATAATGCTATAGTAATTGTTCTATCTATGCTGTTAACAGTATACTCAGTGTCATCAAAATTTGATAATTTTACTCCATTGACATACACATATACCGTGGTTCTATCAAATTCAAATGATGATAAATTAGGTATTAGGCTATTGATTCCACTAATTGTAAAATTAAATGTTGTAATGGATGGATCTGAAACAGAATAATAAGTCGTGTCCGGTGGTAACAATCGTCTGGTGCCGTTTGAATCTGTAATTTTAACAATTGCTTGCTGACTTAATGGTTCGATAGTTCCAGGAGGCCATATTAATATAAACGGATCAGCAATGTCATGCCCATTTAACATTAACTGTTGATTATGTATAACATTAAAATAACTTTGAGAATTTGTAAAGAACCATACCTGAATTGTATTAGTTCCTGCATTGTTAAAACTAGTAATTGTTACTGATGCTCTTTGATCACTGAGACTAACTGGTCCTAGTGTATATGCACTGGTAGGTCGTCCATTGATTGTAACAAAAACATCTGTTATATCATTATAAAAAGCCAAACTTTCTACTACAGGAATAGTATTACCAGAAAATGTTTTTACAGCTTTATCAATAACTCCTACAGTTGTTCCATCAGGATTTCCGCCGCCAACACTTACTATAGTATATCCCAGATATCCATTATCAACTTGAGGGGGGATTATCAATGTAGAATTAGCCCAATCTATATTATATTGAACAGATGAAGTAAAATTAGTATTATCAATATAAGTTAATTCTACATTATTATAAGATACTAAAATATTATCAATTGTAGTAGGCAATGTAGATAATACAAAAGATTGGGTGGAAGTTGATGCTAATACACTGACATTGTGATTAAGTACTAACGGAGCTCCATATTTGTTTTTAGTATACACATTGATGCCTAAACTATCCATAACGAATCCTGGAACAACTTCTTCTGGAGCATAACTGGTATTCGGTGTTACAAATCCGTATTCGCCATCTATAATAATATCCGATGGATTAATTCCCAAAGCAGTAGTTGATAATCCGTTAGTCCATGTACCGCCATCGATAAAACTATCAGGGTACCAACCTCCAAATGTATTATTAAATCCAGGACCTTCATATTGACCGCCGACTGTGATTCCAGGGTACTCAATACCGGTCATCAATTGTGTTAAATCTACACCCGGCATTCCTGGTGTAGGTTCATAAAAATTCAATATGCGTTCAGCGGCATTGAGTAAATTATTATTTTTTTGATATGTGATTGTTATTGTTTCATCAGCTGTTGGAATATAATTTAAGAATACTAATACACTATTTTGTAAATCTGATATAATTGTATAATCTTCAACAGATACTGTACCATTAGGTAATCCAGCTTTAGTAAGTTTAATTGTAATTAAACTTTTATTAGGCTGCGCCAACCAATTTAATGTAAATTTATTAGTCACTCCATCACAGATAAAAGTATCAGTTGCTGTTAAACTACCTATTTCGTTACCTTTAGAAATTCTATCAAATTTAATTGTAGTATCAATTTTTCTATTAGAATCATCAAGATATGTATTTGTTGATTCTATATCAGAATACTGAGTAACAAAATTTCTTATCTGTGTATGATACGGTTTGACTTCTTCGATGTATTGTTGATAAAAACTACTGTCTTGCAATTTATATATAGGCGGTTGCCCTAATTGTCCTACCTGATTAACAACATTTATAAAAGATGTTTTAAAAGCCCAGTCTAATAATTTTTGTTCCGACAACGCATACCTAACAGCGGTAAAAAATAATAAATTCCAGTTAATTTTTAATGAATTAATGAATATGTTTTCTTTTAGTGCTGTTAAGATATATTTTAATTCAAGATCAGGAGTTTGATCCCACAGTGTTTGGTCATAAGATTTAACATAGTCAAATCCATATGTACTATTTGCTCTATTCCAAATACTGTTTGATAATTGTATTGTACCATTTTGTGCATATACTAAATTAAATCCCTGTCCGTATGTTCCTTGAATACTAGGATCTAATGCTTCTATAACTATATAATTTCCATTTCCACTATTGTTAATTTTAATATACTGACCGGGCGTTATAGTTAACTCACTTAACTCATAGGAACTACCTATAATCGAAGAGTATATTCTATACTGATCGTAATCACTACTAGACCAATCTACATAATTCCAATATAAAGTAGTATTGTAACTTTGAGTTTTAAAACGTATCCAGTTTTTAGAAGAATAATCATAAACGTATTGTGTCCATCCTCCGTTGTTTATATCATCGCTAACAACGATCACTGATTGTGGTCTAGAGGTAATAATAAAATTATTGATATATCCAGTACCACCATTTTCTATTATTACATCAATAACAGCACCGGTATTATCGACAACTGTAGATAAATTAATCCCGCTACCAAATTCTGGATATATAAATGTCGGGCCTTGATACCCACCTTCAACAGAATTCAGCGTGCCGTATCCAAATCCAGGATTTATAATATTAGCAGAAATAACTTGACCATTATCATTGACTGTACATTGAATTTTTGCTTGTTGAAATACCGTTGTATCTATTAAAGTTAATTCATTATTATCTTCAACAATTTTATCATAAGTGTTTAGATATCTATTTGGAATTTGTTCTTGTGCATTAAGATTAATAAAATCATAATTACCTGTAATAAGTTCGTTGATTAAAACATTGTTAGTAAATTCAACAACATTTCTTATAGCGGTAATTCTATCTTTAAAGAATGTTTGTCGAGGTCTAATTCCAATTCCATATCGTGTTCTTAAACTCAACGCCGGATCAGGAACAGGATTTCCTACACTATCATGTCCTAACAAACTATCAATTAATTTCTTTTCTAACAATGCATTTGGACTGCTATTCTCATTATTTTCTTGTAAAATCAACCATTCGGTATGTTTAGGTATAGAATTAGTCATTGAAGCCGCAACTCTATCTTGTCCAATATTAAGACTGATATTTTCACCAACTAATAAAGAACTAACATTGCTCAACGCCACAGCATCAGGCGAAATAAATGCCGCAAACTCTAATCCGTAAGCAGTAGGATCGGCAATTATACTGGCAACTTCGTAACTGCTCTTTCTACGATTTTTAGCATTAGGTACAATAATTGAATTCTTAACCCAGTAATAATAAACGTTACTATAAGAATTAGTTATGTTGTCATAGACTTGTTTAACGCTGACAATACTGTTGTCTGGAAATTTAGGTTGTCCGCTGATACCTAATGTTAATCCCTGAGTAGTATCTGCTTGGGAACTCCATTCACTAGGTAGCAGAGTAGAACCAACCCACTCGTAGACATCAATAGTAGCACCCGGAAATAATTTACCCCAATTATTTTTACGATATTCGAGATCGCTTTGTTCGTACCATACATATTTTGCAGTGCTAAGATCCCACCACAATTCTCCCACATGGTCATCTAACCAGTTAGTATTTGTATCTACATTAACTCCAGCAAGTCCAAGAGAGTATATTGCAGGATCGCTGATTAATTTATAAGTTAATTCTTGTTCAGCAATACCTGCTATTTTCCCCTTCAACGGATCAATGACATCAAGATATTGTAAAATATCTTCGTTGTAAGTATCAATCAATGATACTTTTTCTACAGTATTAGGTATAACTAAATTTTCAAAATTTCTAATTTTACTTAAACTATTAGTTGTTAAGTCTATTTGATTAAATTGATATATTCCGCCAGTTACAGCATCGTTATCAACGGCTGGAGCACCTACAAATACAACTCCATCATCAATTGCTATACTACTTCCAAAATCTGTTCCAGATGTTATTGCAATTGTAGATGCCGTTAATTCTTGCGACAAAATAAATCTTTGATAATTTCTATGGTACATATATACTGCACCAGAATTTGTTTCTGTTCCTACAAATCCAGTAATTCCATTGTCAAAGGTAGTATTGCCGCTATCAACAGTAGTTGGAAATGTAGCATTAATTCCTAATGCAGAAATTACCAAAGTATTTGAAGTAGTATTAATATCAATAGCCGAACCAAACTTCATTAAAGAACCTGCTACAGGATTTTCTAAAATTGATTCTAATACAAATAAACCATCAACAAAATTATATATTGCAACCGCACCTATAGAATTATCACTATTCACTACGTTCGGTGCAGATATAAACAGATAATCTCCCATCGGTGACATAGAAACTACCTGACCAAATCTATCTCCAACACCAAAAGGAGAACTTATAGTTTGTACATAATTTATATCATTTTTAAATACCGAAACAATACCAGTATTATCTGTATAACCCGGAGCACTAATAGCAATATAAGATACATCATCTGCGCCACTAATAGAATATCCCCATTGACTGCCTATTGTGTAACTTATATTGTGATCAATCACCGCCACAGCATTAGATATCAATGTTGAATTTACTTTATAGATCCAAGTTTTTCCAGTAACTGTATTTGATCCCGGAGCACCTATAAAAACTAGTTTATTTTCAGCCTTTCGCTGAACCCATATAGATGTACCAAAAAATCCATTTGTTGGATCTGGATTTGTAATGTAAAAATTAGAACCTTCTTCTTGAGAATTTGTATTAACAGTACTAACCTTAACAACTCCGGCTCCGCTACTAGCATCTGGAGCTGATGCATATATAAATCCATAGGGTGACGTAGAATTTACAGGCATATCATCATAGACTACAGTTTGACCAAAGTTTGTAGAACTATATGAAGATCCTATAAAATATCTTAAAATATTTTTTAATGTATTTCCTTGTTGTTGATAAAGGAACACGGCACCTTGTTTATTATTATAATTATAGGTTGGTGCACCTATTACTACAATATTGCTACCGCTTCGTTTGCTGATACTAGTTCCTAGACCATCTACAAATTGTCCATATGTTACTGTTGAGTTGTAATTATTAATTTTTTGATAGACTGACCAGTTTTGATCATTTTCAAAAGTATTATCAATCCAAAATTTTGTACCGTAAGGCAATTTGTATAATTCTTTATCGGCAGGTAAATTATCAAAATTAGATATCCTTGCAGTTTTAAATTCAAACAATTTACCCGGAGACAATAATTCTGAATTAGTAATAGAAGCTAATGTACTTGCTACTGTAAATTGATTGAGTTTTGGTATAGATTGTACAGTATAAATTCCATCTACCTGACTATTAAAATTAGAAACGCTAATGAGTTGTCCTACAGATAGATTATGATTTACAGAAGTGGTAAATGTAATTTGACTAACAGGAAAACTTACGTATACTCCTATAATACCTGCAGGGTTATATGTGTATCTGTAAATGTCCCAATTACCATTTTGAGTAAAGCCTAACCATATTGTGTCACCTTCTTTTAATTGTCCATTGTTAGCAATATCTAATAAACTATTTTCATTATAGGCTGTGGCAGTAACATCATCTAATCGAACATACCCAGAATGTGTTAATATCATTGAACTTTGATCAGATGTTGATGCAAAAGTTGTACTAGGAGAATAATTTTTAGGTTTAATTGTAAGGTTATCGGAAATAGTATAATGTATTAAACTATTACCAGCTGTATTAGGTACTTGATCAACAAAATTAATAATTTGAGGATTTTCTAAAAACGTTCCTTCAATCAATGGAACTTCTAATTCCTGATACGTTGTATAAGATCCGTATTCACCAATTCTAAATGCCCATTCTTCATTATAACTAACTTGACCTTGTAAATTATGTATAGTTGCTTTCTTTAATGAATCAATAGAATTTTTAGTACCTTTCTGTTTAATAAATCCTTGATAGAATTTATATTGTGAAATAGGATCTGTAAAAATATTATTCAGATAAACACGTGGTGTATATCCTGTAAGATGTTGGGCCATTTTTTGTTGGCCTGCATCAAAGTTATCAATATCTAAACTATAAAAATCAGAGAACTGAGTAATCTTATAATCAAGATTAGGTAATAAACCAGCAGTAGGTTTTTTAGGTAATGAGCTCCAATCGGTAAAATTAAAATATTCGCTAGGATTAATATTCTTAATTGCTGAATAATAATTACCGTTGCAATATACTACGGTACCTGCCAAATATTTTGTATTAGATTCCCAATTACTCACAGTTACATTATCATATACAAATCCAGGACTAAAGAAATCTCCGTTCCACCCATCGGTTTTAAAGCCAACTAATTTCATTCGCATTTGTCGTGTGCCGGTTTGAATATCATAAATGACATCACCAAAATCATCAACATTATCAAAAACCATACCGTGTTGTTTTTGTATGCAATTTAATCTAGCAAAATAAATCCCATCAGTGTCGGGCAATGTAGCAATGGTACACACCCCGTTGTTTCGAGAAATACTTAAACTCTTTTGAGGATATGGACTGCCATCTGCTTTTAAAATACTATAGTCATAAAAACCATCAAATAAATTATCCACAACAGAATCAGTGGCCTGATAAACTATCTGATTAGCAAAAGGACTCAATGTTAAAATACTATCAGATGCCCAATTTTGAGTTGTCCAATATAAAAATTCACTGGCTGTTAAATTCCAATCAAGCACTGTTCCTAGATCTTTATTATATTCATCGAACATAAATCCTTGATTAACTATCCATCGTCCATATCCTATAATTAAATCATAGACTTCTTGAATACTTGAATAAGTTGTTCCATAAGGAACTTGCAACGCAGTAGTAGCAAACCCGCTAGCAATCTGCACCGTAGCACCACCTGTGCTAGGCAAAGACTGTAGTATTTGATAATAGGCCGGATTGAATGTAGCTTCTGCTTGATGTGCAACAATAACTCTATAATAATTATTACCATATGCAACTATCTGCCCTTTCTGATAAAAATTACCGGCCACTGCTGATTTTGCTGTAGTTATATCTATATTACTTAATCCAGTATCTCCTAATGTTCCGCTAGGTGCCCATGTAACATAAGGAGCAGTTTTACCTCCTATAGTAATTGCAGGTGTATTAAGATTTCTTATACTAGGATAATATGTAAAATAAGGATTTTGTCTATCATATCCCTTAATTGTATATCCCGTAGATGTTCGTTGTACTATAAAACCAGAAATACTAATAGATCTAATAGGATTACTTATATCTAAAATTAATTTATAATTTTGTGAAGGTAATATAGAACCAGGATCTGTACTTGTGGGATCATATGCATCTATAATAACTTGCAGTGTATTTTGATCAACAAATCCACCAACTTTATAAAATAAATTATAATTGGCATAATTTAAATCTTGGCGAAGTTCAGCAATATAATTAGTTGTACGTTGCTGTCCTACTTCGGATACTAACACACTATAACCGCTAGTTAAATTATTATTTTCACCAGATATATAGAGATTATTTAATTGTAAGAATGTTTCGTCGGCACCGTATGTCCATTGTCCAGCAATGTTTTTTTGCATACGACTTGTATCATACATTAGTGAAGCATAAGTTGCAGGAATGGTCAATGCCAATATTTTTTGTACAGTATAAGGCCATAGACTACTTCTACGCCATGCGGTTTCAGCAGGTCCTTGATCTCCTGGAACCCAAGTTTGTTGAATTAAAGTTCCGCTTATAGTAGGACCAAAAATTTTAGCAGGATCTTTTAATGCACCATTATTATAAGTAGGAATAATTTCACTTAGACCTAGTCGAGCATATAAAGGATTAGTTTCTCCTGTACCTGCTATATAACCATTCTCCAAGTCTGTCCACATCTGTGTATTGTTAGATGAAAAATCTGTTCCATAGGTCGATGTCCACCAACTGGGCTGTTCGGAGAACCCTAACATTTCCCAGGGATTAGTATGCGGTCGATCTGTATCGTAGAAATATTTGTAAACACTGCGCCATGATCCAAATAATGCTATATTATTAAAAGGTGTATAACTACCATTAAAATTCCAAGTAAAAGCATCATTGATATCAAATTCTGCACGACTACTATAATCAATGCTATAAGTGCCTGTCCATTTTATAAAATCTTGTGATAGTATTTTAGTAATTTCAGGTGTCGAATACTCAGTATTTCTAAAAGCACCAGGTATAACACTATTAATGTCTAATAACTCTGGACGATATTGTACTTTGATATTATTATAAATTCTTTTTTCTAATTCAAGAATAATAGCATCTCTGTAATCATTGTATGCAGGAATAATACTACCATCATGTCCTTGTATAACTTTTACAGGGGTAAGGTATGTGTTGTCTTGATATATTTTAGGAATAAACGCAGGATACATTCCTAACTTAGTAGGAGTTGGAGGAATGTAGGCACCTTCGGTGTTTGTAAAATCTTTAACAACCAGTGTGTCACCTTTATATAATGGTATTAATATATTAATACATGACAATTCTTTATTAAAATTATAATCAATACCATAGATTAAATGATTACCATTAAGGTAAGTTAACACAGATCGTAAACCCAACGTATCAAGATCAAATTCAGTAGTTAGGGGATATAAAACATTTCTCGGATCTGTAACTGTAAATGTCCTTATAATTTCTGGATTACCGTATGCTGACATGTCTGATAGATAGTAAGGACTATAACTACCGTTGTTTTGATTTAAGGTAGTCAATACTTCATCAACCGCAGATACAGGATCTAACTGATTAGAAATTTTAACAATACTGTTTAAAAATGTTAATTTAAATTGATTGTATTGATCACCAACTTTAGAAATAGCATCAATTATACTATGTTCTTTTTTTCCTATAAACATTTGAGCAAAAGAAATAGGATTAGAATTAGAAATTAATTTAATACCGTATGTCGTGTAATCACCTAAGTCTCTTAAATTACTTGATAGACCGCTTGATGTTGTCACATATCCCGGAACTTGCATAGTCATTGATTGAACATGCTCATATAATTCGCTAATAGTGAATTGATTAATTGTTGAATTTAATGGGTTGTTGGTTAAACTAAGTGGTTCTTGATAATATGAGGTCAATGATGGGGTTGTTAATAAAGGAATAGGATAATCAACTCCTAACTTCCAAGAATTTTCGTAAATTATTCCAGAATCCGTATTACGTTTACAATACGTTATGTTGGTAGAAATTTGTGATGTTGTAAGATTTGAATAAGAAATAACAATTGTATCACTTGAAAAATAATTAGAGAATAAAAAACTACCTACAGCATTGATATTTCTATATGCTAAAGGAAATCCTAAATAAGGATCATTTGTTCCAGTACCAACTTGATATCCAAATATTTGATTACCTTTAAAATTACTTAGATAATAATTTTTATCTGCATAACTATTTCCAGATTCATCATACAAATTAAACAAAGGTGCTTGATTTAATACAGTTCGTTGTTGTGCATACTGCCATTGATTGCCATCATACCACCAACTTGTTCCGCCATTTGAGCTCCCATTAATTACTAATACAGAAGAATCTACAGCAGGATTATGATCAACTGCAGGAACCAATGTTAATGTTATAGCTCCATTAACTTTAACAAAATCTATTTCGTATATCTTTCCTCTAACATCAGGATTCTCATCAGCATTGAATACAATTCGAAGCCCCGGAGATAATATCACTCCATCTACTACTACATCAGTTGATATAGAATTTATAGCAGAGGCAGCACCATTTATTGTTAAAAATGCGTTGGTTGTTGTTGTATCAATAATGTCGATGGGGTGTATTGCATTAGATCCAAAATTAAATAATTGTAATCCAGCTTCAAATTCTACAATAGGTCGCTGTGCTCTGAGATTTGCAGGATAGACTGGTATTTTACCGTTAGCAATTGCACTTGTTTCAATAATATCTCGATGTATCCATCGATTATAACGACTCCACGGATTTAAGTCTAGACTAGATCTATTGATGGTAATGTATTCTGCGTTAATAGGTACAGGTCGATTATCATCAAAAGAATAATCATCAAAAGGCTTTGTATCAAATCCTTCAGTTTGCGGAGTAGCAATTTGTTCAGTAGTAATTAATTTTTGGAATGGAACTAGTACAATAGATGATCCAACTCCTTCTACAAAAAATTCCTTTTCATGGTATTTTTTGTCGATGTTAATTCCGCCAAATGTAATCAGCATTCCATTGCTTAACGCAACTTGCATATCTCCTACATTGACTGTTGCATTAGATTGTCCTATGATGGTTGATTCAATATCTAGTGTGTCCGAAGTAACTTCAATTACTTGAGGGCCAGTTGTTAACCAAAAATAATCTTGATAATTTACTAGTTTATCCCAATCAATATGTGCGTTATAAGCGTATGATTTTGATCTAAATAATCTGTCAAGATTATTAGTTAATCCACCTTTAACAGATATTTCATTTATTAAATCATTATAACTTTGCACAGATTGGATATTACCAACACTATCATTGGTTACCAATGCCGGAGTTAAATCATAAACATTTCCAGGTAGATAGACATCATTTGTAGAATTATATGTCGCAGTTTGGGTTGATCCTATATACCCGTCGAGGCGTTTTAATTGAGTCGGTTGTATAAGTTGATCAAGTGTACTGGCTAAAAATTTAGTATTTTTATCAGTTTGTAAAGTTATAGGTAATAAATTTACTGAATTAATTTTAGAAGTTGCCATTTTTATTATCCGGCATTAGTTACAATAAATGTAGTGTTTAGTTGAGAAGCAGTAATTGCATCAATAACTTCGATATCGGCAGCAGTAGCACCGCTAATAAAAATTTCATTATCTTGGCAATTTATTTCATATAAACTTCCAAAACTATTAATCGTTGGCACCAATATAAAATTTGTTATATCCGAAGATAACAAGTTCATTACATAAGTCGATAACTCACTGAAATAGAAACTTTGACCAAAATCCCAATTCTCTAATGCAAAAAATTCATTAATTGCAGATAACACTCTAGATATAATACTATTGTGACTTGCGGTACTTGTAGGATTAATCACTGCTTTAAATGTTCCTTGTAGTTTAATATCAGCAGTAGGTCCAAATAAAACTTTATAAGTTACTGGTTGATATACTATTTCATCACTGATAGTTTTAATAGGATTTAAACTATTAGAGTAATTATTTTCTAAACTTTGACTAGTAGGAGATAACGGTTGTGTTCCTGAACCTGTTAACAACCAATTTCTAAATGCTGTATCATACTCGGCAGTTAACATATAGATATCAATAATATTACTTTTACTAGGATCGATCCTACGCTCATTACCACTATTATGTAGGTAATGAAAATTTAATTCTGCTCGACCAGGATATACAATATAATTTGGTTCATATACAAATGCAGATGACGTTGCACTCTTTACAACATTTGTTGAAGTAAAATAATAAAGATAACTTGTATCTAATCCATTGTATTCATTATAATAAGTGTAGGCTTCAGATTCAGAACCAAATACTATAAATGCAGAATTATCAACAGGAGTAACTGTCATTCCATCTGAAGAAATTTGATACATTACATATCCATCGGATGTTCCTGATACAGTTGTACCTACGATATTGTTAAATGCATCAGGGTCGATAATTTGCCCGACTGTTCCAGAATCTTGATGACTATAAAAACTTACTGAAATTTTTGAAGGGTCAGTATACCCGTCAACTTCGATAATAGGATTGTCAACTTGCCAACTGTAATCTTTGCCTAATCCTTGGGATGTTACATTAACACCAGGTAGCGAATTAATAGCAAGGACATTTATTTTATCTTTGATAACTGTATTGGTTGTAAAATCAAAATTAATATCAGTTGGGTCTACATAAAACCCAGTTTGATTTACACTTTGAAATATAAAATCTGTAATTCTACATCTAACTTTATAACTATCCCCAACCCATGTGAATGCTATTAACCAACTCGAATCTTTATTTGAATTACTTGCATCGCCTTGGTACGTCGTACTAAATGGATTTATTAAATCTAAATTTGTATCTTCAATAATTGTCCAACTTCTTGTAACAACATTAAATGATAATCCAAAATTACGTTGGGTAAGACATAGATTAATCAATGCGTTTTCAAAACTATAAGACAATGTGCTTACAAATGGGGGAACAATTTCAACAGGAATAGCACCGTTATCAATTTGTGTTCCGAGTATAATAGGACCTGTTCCATCGGTAAGATTTCCTAGACCGTTATTAGCACCATCACCTATTACTTGTATTACAGTAGACCATATATAATCTGTAGTCTTATTATTTTTTATAGCTGTAATTTTTCCATTAGGTAAAAAATATTGTTGTTTATTGTTAATTACTGGTGGAGTAAATTTTATTAGAGTACCGGCAGAAATATATGCATAAGGATAATTTACCGTTGTTCCTACTGATATCGGAACTTGTAAAACATTACCAGATGAAATTTTGTCTAATGTAAAATATCCTCTACTTTGACCCGATACACTATTTGTTAAATGCCATCTTGAAAGTAGTGATGCCAAATTACTATTAAGTGTTATAGGAGCAATGGTTCTATAGGTATCAATGTAAAAAGATTTTAATGCAGGTGAATTAATTATAGGTTCTAACTGTTTTTTAATTACAGATAATATTTGATTTCTGCTAGAAAAACTAAAACTGAAATTTTTCTCATTTACATCTTTGTAAAGTATTCCATCAGTAGCAAATATATTTGTAGAACTATATTTTCCACTAACATCACTGAGTTCAAAATATTTACTGATACCACTACTGACCCTGTTAGTACTTTTAACTTTAAGAACATTACTGGTATAAGTCAATGGTGCTATATTATAATCTTCACCTGTGACCATACGATCTTGCGTATAATATGCCTGTGGTGCATTTCTCTGAATAGTAGCATTTGTTTCAGGTGCCGAACTATTACTGACTGTGTATTGTAATCCTAATGTTACGGTAAGTGTTTGATTTTGTCCAGATTGATTAACGTAAGGCACATTAATAACTACCCCACTCATCTGCTCGGGTTTAATTGCATATGTTAATCCGTTGCTTTGACGATAATATAAATTAAAATTACCTTTAGGTAAATCACCAAAACTACCATCCGCAAAATTTAAATCAATCTGATCTTGATCTCTAGATGTAACACTATAGAAATTTCGTATATTTGTGGCGATACTATTATAGATAACATTATTACCTACTACAGCAGGAACCTGAGTCCATGGTGTTGTAGGATAAGTTCCGTCATTGTTTAATTGCCATAACCATACATCAGTGTTGTTAATTTGACTAACATTAATGCCAATAATTTCATTGGCAACAGGATTTGTGATACTAAAATTACTTAATCCTAACGTACCTTGTTTGAATAGTGCAAAGAAACCTGTATTAGCACTACCTGATCCCTGATTATCGTTTTGATATAATAAACTTACAGAACTTCCGGGACTAGGTGCGGATTCATATATGTAGCTTTGTCCTTTGAATGTAGCAGGAACAATTTCGAATGACATAGATGTTCCATTGACATTTTTATTAAAACTATAGATAGGAACATCAGCATTTGAACTATTGATCAAATATTGATCTGTAATAATGCCGTTAATTGTTCCATGATCATTGGGTTTACCAAATGTCATAGGTGCAGGCATTGCAGAATTTATAATACTAATAAATTGATTGTACCAATTAGTGTTTGTTGGATCATTCCAAGAAATTGTAGTATTAGCTAGATTGACTCCTGTAGAATCTGTAACAGAATCAGTTGTAGCTATAGCTGTGATTTTTAATAATCCGCTGGCAGGAATATTGCGTTTAGGAACATAACTTACTAACTGTGCTAGTCGTAAAATACTATCTCGACGTTGTGCTGTTTCTAAAAAGTTTTCACGAGCATTTAAATCGATACGAAAACTTAAGTTTTGTCCTAGATATGCTATTAAATCAACTAACGCAATATATTCACTACTATCAATATAGTCATTAAAATCTTCTGGATAATTTTCTTGTAGATAAGAAATTAAAACTCTACGAATAGTTTCATAATCATAACTTTGAAAGTCAGCATTACGAAAACTTTGGTAGATTTTTTTCCAGTCTTCAGTGACTAGTAGTTTGGATGTTGTTGATGGAATAGTCATAATTTTAATTCTATACCGTATTTATTGCGGCAATAAACCATGTACATTATTGTACTGTTAACCCGGCACGTTGATCAAAAGTCAATATCATATTACTCGATTGATCAGTGCCTGCTAATTGTAAAGTTACTTCAAGTAAATAACCTGATTGAAATTCTGTTAAATTAATCTGCGTAGGAATAGCCCTAGGATCACTATTACATATTGTTGTAATGTCTGTGTTAAGAGCTTGTTTGATTTGGTCAGTCATAGGCTCCATTAACGCATCCCAAATAATACTACCAAATTGAGGATTCATTACACGCTCACCTTTGCGTGTATTAAATTGATTTATTATATCTTGCTTAATTAGATCAAGATCATATAATCGTGAAGTTGTATTGGCAGGATCTTGACTGGTGAATCCCATATAAAACTGGCTAGTTTTAACAGGTTGTTGAGGAACTGCATTAGCATTGGTAATAACTAGTGATTTGTAGGCCATACTATATTTATTGCGCTATTTGACCAGACTTAACAGGGTTACCTGAACTGTCTGTTACTATGGTTCCACTACCGGATTGTACAACGGTGCCTTGTAATTGACCTAGAAAACATTGATAAAATCCTTGTTTAGTAGCATGAATATCGGGTGTATTAAATCCTACGGCACGACAAGCGGCTTCAAAATATCCAGGATCTGTTTGAGGAACCTTAACACGATCTAAGAAGTATAGTACACTTACTTGTGCGGCTATGGTTAAATCATTAAGCATTTCAGGTTTGTCAGTTAATGATGTTGCGGAACTTACAAGACCTTTACTAAACATTAAGTTACTGTATTTTGCATAATTTGCACGACCTGTTAATTGTATAAATCCACGGCCAATAAATGCGGCACCATCTCCTGCCTGTGTATTACCGAGACCTTTACCTTTGGCAGTTTGATAACCATACAAAAATTCAGGTAAGCTATTGTTAGGATTACCGACATATTGTTGAGCTAAATTTGCATCGCCCTTAAACACTGTGGGAAATACTTCTAATAATCTTGCGGCAGATGTATAGTTGAAACTTTCTGTAACAACTTTCCAACGACTCTCACCACCTGCTATTCCCAATAAACTTGCCACTGCTGTAGGAGCAGTTAATCCTAATTTTTCTGCGGCGGCTTTTAATGCATCTATCCCTGCTTTGCTTGCAGAATTGTTAATATCTTTAGCATACTTAGGATCACAGGTACCTGGTACAACTTCAGGTGTATTAGCACTATCTACAATACCAGAATTAGGATTAGGTGCCACCCCTGGACGACTTTGTAATGTTACATCTGTAGAAGTAGAACTAAATGCCTGAGGATTAATATTCTCATGCTGATCATAAGGTTCATGTGTAGGAACTCGTTGCATGATACTATTGATAGGAGTAGTTTTATATTTGTTGTTAACTGCCCATCCAGTCTTAGGATCCCTATTAGGCAAATGATAGATACTTAATAAAGGTGGAGCAGTGGCCGCAACTGCCGCAGTAGGTGCCGCGGCTGCGGGTCCATTCATGTGATATATTGCCGCACTGCCATAATAGTTTCCATTAGCGCCTACATTAAAATCACCGCCAGAACCCTGGAACATATTTGTTTCAGCACTTAGGTGCATACTTGCATCAGCTGTAAATAATATATCTTTACCTGCGGCCATGTTAATATCTTGTGATATATTTGTTCTTTGAGATCCGCCTATTGTTTCATCTAAATCATTCTTAAATGAAATCTTTCCATAATCATCGACTACAAGATAATAATAACCATTGACATTGGTTTCCATATTTCCCATGGCTCGCATATTAAGATTACGCCCTGCTTCGATGTTAATATCTCGATCAGCACGGAAATTAAAATCTGCCTCAGAATGAATGCTAACACTGTCTGCGGCATAGATATCTAACTTACCATTACTGGTCATTTCTATCCAGGCAGTACCTTTAGAGTTAGCAATATAAATTAAATCTTGACTGTTATGCATCAATATTTGATGTCCAGTTCGAGTACGAATTCTTACTAATTCATTTTGTCCGTTAACATCACCATCATCCATGACAAATGTACTACCACCTAATCTACTTACAGGCACTTGACGATTACCCTCATAACCAATCTTACCTGTCTTAGCATTGGTACTTGTATCTAAGGGGCCAGGAGTAGATATTCCAAATACATTTGACGGGTGTTCTCTTCTAGCACTGCTCGATGTAACTCCTCTCACTGTATCTAATAATAATCCTTGAGCCAATAATCTGTCAGCAAATGGATGTATCGGTTTAGGAATTTTATCTATATTAGGATCATTTAATTTTTGTGTACCCTTGAGGAATTCAGCGACAGGAAGATATTCTGTACCATATCTATCTTTTTGTTGTTGTGTCATTGCAGTTTGTTTGCTGGCTGCAATTCCGGGAACCATGTGATTTTGAAAAGGGTCTTGGACACACCCCATCCAATATCCTTGATTAGGATCACCGTCAATGAAGATAACCATAACGGTAGTTCCAACATCCGGCGGAATAAACCACATGCCATAACTTTTTTGTACATCGTTAAAATCACTGCTGTTGTTACCCTCAAATCGTGCAGATGTAACTCCATAAAAAGGATTCAAGTAACTAACAATATAAGTCTGTCCTTGATCATCTATATTGCTTTGTAGATTTTTAATCAAAGATACTTCTAACTTACCTGTATAACTAGGATCTAAATGACTAGTAATTTCAGCTAGGAACGGACCAGGAGTTGGTAGTTTACCTCGGCGTCTTTCTTCAAATGGCATATATCAATTATTTCCTAACATTAATTTATCTAGTGGGCTCGATCCTTGACTTTTACTGCCAAATTGATTAGTAACTGATTTAGTTAAGTCACCACCTGTATTCATTGTTGAACCAAAATTTTGTTGTACTGTATTCAACCCAGCTTCTTGTGATAATGATGATCCTACAAGATTAGATAATTGTAAATTTCCCGACAAGTATTTAGACCCTGCAGCCGCGGCCAGTAATAAATTGCCGGCTGTGCCTAGATTAACTGATGGCAATAATGCAGATTTAAGATCAACAGATGATAATAAATTTTGAGGTATGTTTGAAACATTTTTAACTCCATAAGCATTAGCTACAGCACTCGGACCGCCAGACTTTGCTATATTATCTATATATTGTGTATCTGGAGCAGGGGCAGGTGCAGTAGCATAAGGTGCAGTAGGAGGAAGATTTGCAATACCTTGTGGAGACAACGATTTTAAGTTTACACCTTGACTGCTTGCCACTGATAAATCTGTATTAGACGGAACTGTTGAAGCAATATTAGACATTTGCCCCAGTACTTTGCTCTCTAAAGGAGCAGATAATCCAGATATTTGTGTAGGATCTACTCCAAATTTTTGTGCCACTGCGTCTGGATCTGTAGGAATTCCTTGTGTTATTGCCGATGCATTTGCACCTATATTATTAACTAGATTAGCATTTGCAGTTTCAAGATTTGCCACAGCGGCTAATGTATTGGGGTTAAGGCCTGTTGCCGCACCTGTAATGGCAGTAACATTAGTAGGTAATGTAGAATTTTGCAATTGTACATCTTGTGCTGTTACTGTTTGTCCAGAATTAATCAATGTTGAAACTGGAGTAACTGGAGTATAATTTACAGTAGATCCTGCACCTATTCCAGACCCAGGAACTGATACTTGATTAAGTGCTTGACTGGCTTTGCCGATAAGCACCGCCGCTAACTGAACAGCAGGATTAGTAATGCCAAATTGTCTCAGAGCGGTATTTCCTACCTGTGATACTAAACTGGCAGGATTCAGTATTTGTTGTTGTAGATTTGCAATCCCTGATACCTGTAACGGAATTCCTTGATTAATACCTCCAGGTACAACTCCGCCAAAAATTTGTGTAGCAATCCTTGTATTGCCTGCTAGATTAGGAGTCGCTCCGCTGACTTGAGAAAGAAGGTAATTATTAGATCCTCCCAATCCGCCAGAGGCATTGGTAAAATTGCTCAATACACCTGGCAGTCCCGGACTTGGTAATCCTCTTTGTAATTGATTTCCAAGAGTCACTACTGATGCTCTATCACCGTTCTGCCCAGTATCTGTATTAATAACAGGACTTGCAGGGGTATTATCTTGCTTAGTTTGGTCTGTTGGATCAGGAGTTTGTG